TAGAGGGATATAGTACCAGGTATCTAGTAATACCAGCGGATAATAGAAATATAATATTGCCAATAGATGATAGAGTAATAGAAGTACTAACAGAGAATAGAATATTAGAAATAGGATAAAACCATGACAGGATTTACAACAGATAGGATAGGGTCATATATAGAAAAAGACCCTGAAGCCACATTAGATTACACATTGGATTGGAGTAATTGGCTTAGTAATTCGGATAATATAGCATCAAGCACTTGGACCATACAAACATATTCAGGTGATAGTGATCCTGTTATTAAGACATCACAATCATTTGATGCAACTGATAGCACAACTACTATATGGTTATCAGGTGGTACTACAAGTAAGGATTATAAAATAACAAATACAATCACTACTACAAATAACTTAACTGATGAAAGGTATTTTAGAATTTTCTTAAAAGATAGGTCAGCATAATGACAAAGAAAGTAGTAGAACAAGTACATACTATCACTAAAAAAGGGTTATTAATTAAACCCCAAAATGCTAAAGGTAGTGATGAAGGTGTAGTTATATCACACGAAGAAGTGGCACAATTAGCCAAGTACTTCTGTCCTATTGTAGATATGGCAAAATACTTTGGAGTATCAAGAGATACTATACACAAGTTCTTCACTGATACAATTAAGAAAGCACAAATAGATGTAAAACAATCACTTCGTAGTAAACAAATTGAAATTGCACTTAAAGGTGATAAGACAATGCTTATATGGTTAGGTAAGAACTACTTGGATCAATCAGATACAGGTGTTAAAAATGATGATGCTAAACAACCATTACCATGGAGTGATGATGCTTAAAATAGTAGGCAATCAAACAAACCCAAGAACAATAGAGATAGAAAGTGAATTACAAAAATATAATATTCCATATAAAATCCAAGACCCAGAAGAGTTTTACAATGATACGAAAATATCTATTGTCTATACTCCCAGTATCTTTAGTGCTGACAACACTTATATTGGTTGGCATATTAACAATGTCATGGATGTCAAATGCCCCTAAGTGATTGGCAAAAAAATGTTGATGAATCAAATGCACGATTTAAGGTAATCGTTGCAGGTCGTCGTGCTGGCAAAACATATCTTGCAATGCGAGAATTAGCCAAATATGCAAGATTCCCAAATCAACAAGTTTTCTATGTAGCACCTACTTTCAGACAAGCCAAACAAACAGTATGGACACCACTTAAAAATAAGTTAAGAGAATTAAATTGGATTGATCAAATTAATGAATCAGAACTGAATATCACATTAGTAAATGGAAGTACTATTGGAATTAAAGGGGCTAATAACTTTGATTCACTTCGTGGTGTTGGATTGAATTATCTTATTATGGATGAGTTCTCATACACTAAACAAGAAGCATTTACAGAAGTATTAAGACCAACATTATCTGATACTAACGGTAGTGCTATGTTTATTACTACACCAGCAGGTAAAGGTAATTGGTCTTATGATATGTTCCAAAAAGGACAAATTAAGGATGATAAAGAATGGCAATCTTGGCAATATACTACATTAGATGGTGGCAGAGTATCAGAAGAAGAAATAGAACAAGCAAGGAAAGATTTAGATGAAAGAACATTCAGACAAGAATATGAAGCATCTTTTGAAACATATGCTGGACAAATATATTATGCCTTTGATACTAATAATAATGTTGTACCTTATCGTGATAATCCCGATGATCTAAAAACAATTTATATTGCGGCCGACTTTAATATAAGTCCCATTACAGCATCAATATCTGCTAAAACAGATTTTGGATTACACTTCTTTGATGAAATACAAATATACTCATCTAATACAGATGAATTGGTTCAAGAAATAAAAAATAGATATCCATATCAAAGAGTACATATATTCCCTGATCCAGCGGGAGTGCAAAGAAGAACATCAGCAGGTGGAAGAACAGATATTAGCATATTAGAAAATGCAGGATTCACAGTAAGATATAGAAGACGTCATCCAGCAGTAAGGGATAGAATAAATGCAGTTAATTCAGCAATACATTCAGGTAAGATATTATTTGATCCTAAATGTAAAAATGTTATTAATGGATTACAAAAACAAACATATAAAGAAGGTACACAAATACCTGATAAAGATTCAGGCTATGACCACTTCAATGATGGTGTAGGCTATAAAGTAGAATACTTGTTCCCAATTAAGAAAGAACAACCAGAATTCGATGAGACATCAACCTGGGGAGTAGGTACACTATAAAGTGCTAAATACGAAATAGGAAAGAATTATGACATATACAAATACATCATTAGAACAACAACATCCAATCTATAAACAACAATTATCAGATTGGCAATTCTATATGGATTCATACTCTGGCGGCGAGACATACAAAAGCAAGAACTACCTAACAAGGTATAAGTTTGAAACTGATACTGCATATACTGCAAGAATTAAACAAACACCACTTGATAATCATTGTGCATCTATTGTACAAATATATAGTTCATTTATATATACGGAATTACCAACAAGGTTATTTGAAACATTAGAGAATGATCCTATATTACTTGATTTATTAGAAGATGCAGATAGAGATGGTCGTTCATGGGATCAATTCATTAAACAAGCATCTATATTAGCATCTGTTTATGGTCATACTTGGATAGTAGTTGATAGACCTAATGTACAAGTGAATACAAGACAAGAGGAAATAGAAAATGGAATTAGACCTTATGTCTCTCTTATTACCCCTCCTAATATTACAGATTGGAAGTATACTCGTTTGGATAATGGTTCATATGAATTAGAGATGTTAAAAGTAATAACTCATAAAGATTCAGATAGCACTACATATAAAATCTATTATAAAGATAGAACAGATACAGTAACAGTACGAGGTGAAAGTGTCACAACAGAAACAGTAGATAACCCATATAATCAAATCACTGCTGTACCATTATATGCACAAAGAAGTTTAACACCAGGTGTAGGTATCAGTGATATTGGTGATATAGCAGATATGCAAAGGGCTATCTTTGATGAGAATAGTGAAATAGAACAAATTATTAGATTATCAAGTCATCCATCACTAGCAAAAACCGCACATACTCGTGCTGGTTCAGGTGCAGGTGCAATTGTAGAAATGCCAGAAGATTTAGATCCTGGGTTAAAACCATATCTATTACAACCATCTAGTCAATCATTAGATAGTATTCGTGCTGCTATTGTAGATAAAGTAGAAGCCATTAATCGTATGGCAAATGTAGGTGCAGTTCGTGCTATTGAAAGTAAAACAATGTCGGGTGTTGCAATGGAAACGGAGTTCAGATTACTTAATTCAAGATTAGCAGAAAAAGCAGATAATTTAGAATTAGCAGAAGAACAAGTATTCCAAATAATAGCAATGATGCAAGGCACAACTTGGGAAGGTAAAATTGAATATCCAAATTCATTTAACACTCGTGACAAATATAACGACTTACAATTCTACCAACAAGCATTAGCATCAGGTATTGAAAGTGAATTATTTAAGAAAGAGTTACATAAGAAAATTGCTGAATTGTTATTTGATGAAGTAACAGATATCAATAATGAAATTGATAACACTACTACATTCACTGATGAAGGGTTAGTATGACATATGAAGAAAAGGTTGAAGAATTATATCAATCTTATCTAATAACCTTTGATAAGGCATTAAGTAGTATTCAAACTAAAGTAACTGCCTTATTATCTAACTATACAACAATAACACCTTCTGATGCTATCACTATTCAAACTGAAATAGATAGAATATATCAAGAAGAATATACACCAGTAGTTAATGAAACAGTTGAATCCTTTAATGAGGCTTGGTTATTATTATTAGCAATGCCTACTTTGAAAGATACTAAAATAGATAAACGAGTTCTGAATAATGTTCGTAAAAATGCTGTATCTCAATTTCAACAACAAGCCACATTAGTTAAAACAAAGTTAAATTCAACTATCTATAATGCATCAATAGTAGGATCATCAATAGCAAATACAATAGTAACATCAATTGATGTTATAAAAAGTAATATAGGAAACCCAAAGAATACTATAATTGATACATTCTATAAAAGCACTGCTACTATAGTGAAATATGTAAGTGATAAAGCAAGTATTAAGAAATGGAAATATGTAGGTCCATCTGATGAAAAGACAAGGGCTTTCTGTGAGAATCATGTAGGTAATGAATACACCAAGGAAGAACTAGTAAGCCAATGGACGGCAACTTGGAATGGTAAATCAGGCAGTGACCCCTTCATTGATAGAGGGGGTTATAACTGCCGTCATCATTTAGAACCTGTTAGTTAACTCCAGTAATCTCCCATGTACTACGATCATCCCACTTACATTCAAATGCACCGGCCGCAATCATCTTATTATACAGAGTATAATGATCTGTAGTCTTTTTGATACTCTTATTATTTAGAGTATCTAATTCGTCCTGTGTCATATTTTTTCTGTCCGCAGTTGCAAACTCCAGGCACCACTCCACATATTTTTTAGTAGCAGTAATATATTCATTCACGAGATCAAAATGTTTAACATCAACATCACGTTTAGTTGCTTTAACACTTATTCCATTAGGTCCCATATCACCTGCTACTGCTTCAATTGTAAAAGTTTCCATCTGTATATCCTTTTAGTTAATTTGTTAATGCATTATTGCTTTAACTGGTATCTATTATACAGACATATAAAAATAAATCTAATTGTAGTTTCTTATACCCCCCATAATAAAACTTATGACCTTCTATAAACAATATCACAAATATATTTGTATAAATAACTTATACGAAACAATACGGGATAATACCCGGTCTTACTCCAAACATAAGAGGTAAAATAATGTCAGAAACAAACACTGAAAATATGGAAAATGAAGATACTGGTACTTCACAAAATCAGGAAGCAACATTCACACAAGAAGATGTGAATAAACTCATCGCACAACGAGTTGATAGGGTTAAACATCAATACGAAAAGAAATATTCTGGTATTGATATTGACCAATATAATCAATTAATAAATGCAGAAGAGGAACGAGAATTGGAATCTAAAAAAGCAAGGGGTGAGTTTGATGATATATTAAAACAAACCGTTACTAAAAAAGATGAAACAATTCAATCGTTGAATAATGAATTACGAGATATTAAGATTAATGGTGCATTATTAAATGAGGCATCTGCCAAAAATGCAATTAATCCAAATCAAGTTGTTCAATTATTACAAGGGCAAGTTAAACTTAATAGTGGTAATGTAGAAGTACTAGACCCAACAACTAATCAAGTAAGATACACTGAAAACGGTGATGCAATGCAGGTTAGTGAACTGGTCAATGAATTTTTGCAAACAAATCCACATTTTGTTCAAGCAGGTCCAAAGGGTAGTGGTTCAAGTACCATAACAAATACAAATGGTACAACATTTGATCCTACTCAATTAGATATGACAAAGGCTTCCGATAGGGCCAAGTATAAACAACATCAAGCAGATAACGGTTTGATGTAGACCATTTAACATACAAGGAGAAAGACAATGGCAAATACAATTAACGACCAAATGATTGGTACATTAATCACAGCGGCAGAGTTCGCTACATATGAAAACTCAATTGCACGAGTAGTAGGTACAACTTACAATGTTGCACCAGGAACAGGTAATACAGTTCAAGTGCCAATTTATGCAGGCATGACTGCTGGGGCAAAGAATGGATCAGATGAATTTGCTGATGCAGCAACAGGTGCAACATCAGCATCAATTGCAGTGGCAGAATTAGGTGTTTATAACCGAATCAAAGATATGGAAGAAGGTGCAACTGCATCAAACTTAATCAATGATTTAGGCTTACAAGCAGGTTTAGCAGTAGCACAGGGTATTGATGAAGCGGCATTTGGTAACTTTGGTTCATTCACTGGTGGTACAGTAGGTGATACAACTACTGATTTAGGCATTGCTGATGTAATGCGAGGTGCCTCACTTCTTCGTGCGGCTGGCTATGTAGGTCAATATGCATGTGTACTAAATCCACTACAAGCATTACCAATTAAGACTGCATTAGCAAGTACATTAGCCGGTGGTGAACGAGTACTAGGTGCATATTACCTTGGTAGTATTGCAGGTGTTGATGTATATGAATCAAGTGCAGTAGGCCGTGCTGATGGTGCTGATGCAGGTACTGATCCAGAATCAACAGGTGCAGTATTCGTTAAACAGGCATTAGGTGTTGCAATGCGAGGCGGTATTGAAGTGGAACAACAGCGTTCTGCAAAAGGTAAGGCTACTGATTTAGTAGTTTCTGCTGTCGTAGGTAGTGGTGTTATTAATGCCGCTGCTGGTGTACAGTTAATTGGTAAGTCGGCTTAGTAGATTATAATGGCCTTCATAACACAAAATAATGTGGTAGTTAGTTTTGCAGAATATCAAGATGTATTAAACATCGAAGATAGACTGTTTGCTATTAATGAAGGCATAACATCATTAGATATAGAAATCAACTTACAAAGAAGTACAACAAGAATCCTGAATAAGTTAAAAGCCAGTGATTGGTGGAAGGCTTATTCAGGATCTAATGATCCAGATCCATTGGATACAACAAAGATAATGAGACAGGAAGATTTTACTGATTTATGTGTATATTTTGCAATGCATCAGTATATTTTACCTAAATCATCTAACTTTGATGATTCCAGTGCGGATTACAACAAAATAGAATACTACAGGGGTAGGTTCTTGGAGTTATTTGAAGAATTATTAGTTGATGGAGACTGGTATGATGAAGATTCATCTGGATCAGTTGAAGATGACGAAGTTCTACAATCCCTTCCAAGCCTACATATGGTACGATGAGAGATAATATAGTTCAACATTTACAAGGTGAAACATTAGGTGCATATAATGTATCAACGGAATTACCTTGGTTAGAAAATGGAGAACCACTTTATTCACTAAACCCAAAAGTAATCTATATTGATGAAGATCAAACAGATCAGGAAATTGTACTTCAAGTCTTAAATGGCAATGATGTAATGAAAACCATTACACAAGTAAGGGTATATGTATCAAACGATGCGAAAACTCTACCAGCAGATTATAATACAATGAAACAAGTATTATCCGATACAAAAGATACTAGTTTAATTAGCAATTCATATGATAAAGAAGTTGATATTACCACTTCTTATGAAGGTGATATGTTAGTTACACAGGCTTTATATCGGTTTACCACAATTAATTAAGGAGAAAAACAGTGGCAAATATTAATGTAGCAGGAACTGGCAACTTCGCAACAATCAAAATTGCACATACAGGCGATTTAGATACTGATAGTATTACACTACCAGGGTTGCAAGATGTAACAGTTAATAACAGCAACGGACAATACCGTTGGAAACAATTAGATACTACTTCAGAATTTGTAGTATCTACTACAGCAACAAACCAAGTAACATTCAATATGGTACTTGACCCAACAACATTCTATGGAACTGGTGTTGGTACAGGTGCTGATGCAGATGGTGTATTCAACCTATCTAATAACAAGACAGAAGTAGATGTTCGTGTTTATTGGCAAGGTACAGCATCAGGCGACAAGTATGTTGAAGCAACAGGATATATTACAGGAATGAGTCCTACAGTAAATCCAGATGCACCAGTATGGGTATCACCAGTAACTATCGATGTTAGTGGAGACTTTACACAAGGTACAGTTGTTTAAGTAGTTTAACCCCCTCTTAATTGAGGGGTTTATATTATATGAGATTTGAAGATTTAACCAAACAAGAATTACTTCAGTCTATGGAGGCAGAAGTAGCAAAATCATTATCTGAATTAAGTCATGCACAAGAAGATATTGATAAAGCGAATAATCGGTTAAAGTTTATATTAGCGATTATTCACCACATAAAAGAGGATTAACAGATGAAATTAAGTGAATTAGCAGGTGAACCTACTTTAATTGAAGTAGTATTAGATAGTGAAGAAGTTATAGAAGAATATGGTGAAGCATTGACATTTCATACTTGGGACAGACAACCAATGGATGTATTTGTTAAATTAGCATCTATTAGTGATAATGATATGGGTAATATTATGGAAACAGTAACCCAAATTGTTTTAGATGAAAAAGGCAAACCTATTATTAATAAAAAAGTAACTTTACCAACTAAGATATTAATGCAAGTCGTAGGCAAAGTAGTTGAATTACTGGGAAAGTAGTTCAGTCAGAAGTAAAATCTGACAGCCCTGAATTATCACAAGTAGTAATGATAGATATGATGGCAACTCGCTATCATAAACTTCCCTCTGAAATATTAACCAATGCTAATACAATTGATTTATATTGTATGGATTTATCTTTGGCTTATGAAAAGCATTGTCAAAATGACAAGAAACCACATAATGATTTTGATATAAATACATTAGAAGATGCAGTTAAACAGGTGAAATCATGACAGTTAAGAAAGATAAAATCACACCATCATTAGAAGAAATAGAAAAGGGTTTATTAGCAATACCTAAAAAAGCCCATAAGTTCTTCAAGAAAACTACACCTATTGATACAGGATATGCAAGACGAAGAACCAGGTTACAAGGTAATACAATCAAAGCAGGTTATAAGTATGCATCTTATTTGGATAAAGGTCATAGTAAACAAGCACCTAATGGTATGTCTAAACCTACATTAGACTATCTAAACGATTTAGTAAGGAAGATAATGAGGAAATAACATGGCAGATTTAAGTTACGATATTGATGTAAATGTAAGAAAAGCCTTAAAGGGGATTGATGATTTACAGAATAAATTAAAGAAAACAAATAAAACAGTAGAAGCATCAGGTAAAGCATTTGGTAAGTTTAAGAATGTACTTTCAACATTAGCCACTGGTGTAGTAATTAAAGGGATAGTTAAATTATCCGATACGGCTACAGATTTAACTAATAAATTAAAACTAGTTACAAATTCAATTGAGGAAACAAACGATGCATTCGATACTGTTATTAGGATATCCAAAAATACAAGAACACCACTTGAAGCAGTATCAACGACATTCTTCAGATTAGCAAGGGCAAGTGATGATTTAGGTATATCACAGGATAGGGTAGCAAATATTACAAAAACCTTATCACAAGCAGTAACATCATCTGGGTTATCGGCACAAGAAGCATCAGGTCCATTATTACAATTATCACAAGCATTTCAATCAGGAAGATTAGCGGGTGATGAGTTCAGATCGGTAGCAGAAGGTTTACCACAAGTATTAACTGCATTATCAAGACATCTTGGTGTACCTAAAGGTGCATTAAAAGAATTAGCATCGGAAGGTGAAATAACAGGTCAAGTATTAGTTGCAGCATTGGAAGGGGCAGCATCTACTATAGGTGCAGAGTTTGCCAAAACCACTGCAACAATAGGACAGGCAATGACGGTGCTTAGCACTTCAAGTGTAGAGTTTATTAATGAATTAGATAAAGCAACAGGTACGTCAAAAAGTATATCAGATGGTATTATATTAATAGCAGAATCTATGGATACATTAGCACAATATAGTGAGAGGGTTGCAGTATTAATTAAAGGTGTAATTGGTGTATTTTTAGCATTAGGTGCTGGGAAAATATTCAAAATATTATCTAAGGGTGTATTAAAATTGAGTAATGCATTTGCTGCATTAAACAAAGCCATACTTTCTGGGACATCAATATGGGTTGCTTTCAAAGGATTATTTACACCGATGATTAACAAGGTTAAAAGCCTCTGGGGGTGGATTAGACTATTATTTGGACTTAGTAAAAAAGAAACAAAAGAGGCCATAGGATGGTGGAATAAACTTACAACTGCGGTGAGGTTGTATGGGGCAAATATAACTAATATAATATCCAGGTTTTTGAGATCATTTCCGTTAATTACAGCAGTCGTAGGTTCTTTAAGTGCAGGATTTGCAATATTCTTTGATACGGTAAGTAGTGGATGGAAATGGATCATTGAACAAGCAGTAGTATTAAAAGATCATATACACGATATATTATGGGCATTGGGAATGGCAGAAAATAGACCATTTAGGGATGTTGTTATACCATATGCACCTGGATTTGAACCAACTGATAAATTGTTTGATAATTTACCTACAGATATAGACATACCAGTGACATATAAAATGCCTGAATTAGCAAAAGTAGATACTACACCAATGGATGCACATATCAGTCAATGGCAAGATTATAATGAAGAAGTAAGACAAACAACAGAAAATTTCTTACCACTTAAAACAGCAACCGCTGAATATAATAGGAATGTTGAGAAGTTAAACTATGCATTAAAGAA